CAGCTTCGCCGTCGTCCCGTACTGCCCTACTGTCGCCGTATTTTCTCACGACGATGTCAGGTCACAGCACGGTGCAGTCCCCGAGACCCTGTCTCGCTTTTCGTTCCCGTACGCGGATTTACATCCAGCGGGCTTGTCAAGAGTGGGCGTACATCTTCGGATGTTCGTCACCCACGGTCAACCTTGATTCGGATTCTTGCCTGGAGATGGCGTCCGAAGTCAAGAAGCTTCTGTCAGAGTGTCCTTCCATGGATCACGAGGCCGTTATGGCCTGGCAAAGTATGAAGAAGGGTCTTCCTGATTCATGCAAGTGCATGGAGTTGCCGCTTTTGACGAAGGTCGTTGAGAACTTCGGACTTGGACAAGTCCCGATTCCTTCCGACTACCTTTCTTTCGTGCGTTCTGAAGCACGACGCCTTTTCCGCAAGGGATGGGCGAAAGGAGTCTACGAGAACCGGGTTTTGACTTGTTCACCCGGGTTGTCTGGTACCGTCGATTCTCCCAGAGCTCACGGTGGATGCCAGTCTGACTGGCAGAACGAGCACGCTTCTTTTCTCGAAACGTGTCTCGGCTCTGACGTCATCAATCTCGATCCTCTTCTTGGGGCCGAGCTGATGGTTGTCCAGTCAGCTGGTAAACCCCGTCCCCTGACCAAGTTCGTCGGGGAGTCTCTCGTCCTTAAACCTCTCCACGACTCCATCTACGATCGCTTGCGCGGCTGTCGGTGGTTGTCGGTCGGAGACGTTAGGGCGGAGACCCTCGACCGAGCCCGGTTCTCAGAATCGACTGGCGGCGTTTTAACCTCTGGTGACTATAAGTCAGCGACTGATCAGCTGTCGCTTGAAGTAGCCGAGGTTGTGTTGTCGGAAATCCTTCGCGGCGCTCCTGAAGTGCCCGCACACCTGAAAGAGTACGCCATGCGCGCTCTTCGCCCGTCCCTGTTTCACGAGGGGTTGGGGCTCAGAGGTTTGCGACCTTCCCGAGGTCAGATGATGGGATCTTATCTCTCTTTCCCTCTCCTTTGCCTTCAGAATCGCTTCGCTTTTCTGTACGCAATGAAAGAGGCCGGTCACTCTCGCAGTGACTCGGAGAAGATCCCTTGTCTGATAAACGGTGACGATATCCTAATGCAGACGTCCTTACGGACATCTGACGTCTGGATGAAGACCGTTTCTTCTCTCGGTTTGGAAGTCGAAAGGACGAAGACGAGCGTTGACGAGCGCTTTGGCACTCTCAACTCGACCTTGCTCCGTTGGAGTGGCGGGAACCTTCGGGTTCGTCCCACTCTACGGTTTGGTCGTTTGAGACAGGCCGAGTTCGTCAACTCGCTGTCGGTTGCTTTCCGAGATTGGCTCGCAGGAGTGAAGGGTAACCTTCGCTTCAGGGCCGGGGTGGTGTTCTTCAAGCGCAACTTAGCGCTCCTTCGCTCAACTAAATTGAGTCTGTTGGAGCTTGGGTTTCGCGGAAGGTTAGCCCACCGTCTCGGGGTTCTTTTTTCGATGGATTCGGCCCTTCTCGAGCTTTCTCCTCCACCGATTCCGGTCGGGCACAACTGTGTACCGGATTCGCTTTGTACAATCAAGTTGGAGGAGGATTGTGCTCCCGAAGTTCTCTTGGCTAACGATCGCGAGACCGCTGCTTGGAAGTTCTCTTTTAAGTACCGTCAATGGCTTGACCGAGCGAAGGTTCTCTACTTCGTTCGGCTGAGCGCCATCAACTCGCGTCGTGAGCCGCGACCCCGTCTGGCGGAGGTGAGATCTTGGGTTACCCCGGTCCTCTCGCTCCCACTCTTTTTGAAGCCCCGACCGTCCAAACCTCGTCGGCGGTGGATTTTCGACTCGCTGCTTGCGCAACGAGACGAAGGTCCTCCTCCCGCGTACTCGGATCGAATTGGGGTCTCGCTCCCTTCGGGGGGCCACGACGTGACAAAGACCAGGAAAGACAGTAAGGACGGTTGGGGAGTGATCGACTTCGGCATTCACTCGGCGTCGCACGTTTAGTGCGTCGACCAAACTCGACGGTTCGGGCTTCTTTTCTTGTTGCCGATGATGTCAACGGTTTCCACCTGGTTACGGTGTTACCCGAAGGCCTTTCTGTGGTGAGTGTCAGACGCCCTTTCAGGGCGCCTCTCACAGTCGGTTAACCCCCAGTGGGCGTTTAGTAGCTGGCAGCTGCGCGAATCCTTTGTTCCGGATTCTTCGTTCCCGGGTGCTTCACAGGCGGGAGGTAGGGCTAGCCAGGCGGGCTCCTTTGACTAGGTCAATGGGTGGACGTAAAGAAGATCGCAATTGTGGCTGCGTACCATGATTTCTTCTTGAACCACTTGTCGTGGGG